CTGTAGAGCCTACCGGACCCGTTGCTCCAGTTGCCCCGATAGGTCCAGTTGGACCTTCTACTCCAGTTGGCCCGATAGGGCCGGTAACTCCTTGTGGCCCCTGAACTCCAGTCGCACCGGTTGCACCTTGAGGACCAGTAGCGCCTACAGAACCAGTGACGCCAGTTGGGCCAGTTGGTCCTTCAATTCCTTGTGGGCCAGTAGCCCCAACTTGACCCCGAACGTTACCGGCATCAAAGACAACACCATCGTTACGTTCTATGTAAAGGTCATCGCCTTGCACATAAGCATCTTGAAGCCCTGTCTCCAAAGCAAGAGCGGCAGAGGCGGCGGCTTGTTCAGCATACACTTTGGCGGCAAGAGCGCCACCTAGGTCATCAGCGGCAACAACGACGACTGGAAGTGCCCCATCACCGTACAATGGAACAATCGAGACCGTGTAAAGTGGCGCTACCTCGATTTTAAACTCCTCAGGATAAAGAGGAGTAATCTCAATCATGAGTTTCCCCAGTTTCTACAGGAAGTAAAACAGTCTGCGAACTGACAATTTGTTCACCCAGATAGAATTTGATGTCCATGTGGCAAAACTCAGATGGCCACAAAGCGGTGTCTATCGGTTCGGCTGTCAGCGTAAAAACTCCGGGGCTTGAAGTTTGATTAGCGACTGTCGGTACTAATTCAGCAATAAATTCTCCGGCCGCAGAACGCACCATTGATCGAATAGTGATACCCGTCAAATTTTCCGGTGTTCCAGCAGAATCTTTTTTGATACAAGAGATGAGGAACGTATCCCCAATCTTGAACGGTGGAAGTTCCGGATAATTATCGGTACCTAGGTACTCTTGACGCATTGTCGTTCCTATCCATACTTTCACAAACGGCTTCATAGAATCCTTCTCCGAATCGCGGGTAAGGATCTAAATGCCGGACGAGGAAATGATTCCCGTTTAAAACGACTACATCCGGCTTATAGCCCGGAACTTGAACGTGCAACGGGAATTTTGTAATAAACGAAATCGTGCTGGTCGTTACTTCGAAATCGGTTTGCCGTTCAAGGTCGTTCGGATGGTCTCTGGTTTGGACCCCGATAACGTTGTGGTAAACGGTTTCTTCGACTTGTGAGCGCCCATGCTCATCGATGATTTCTTTGCGGCGAATGACTTTGAGACGTAGAGCAAAGTCTGGATCAGTAAGGACTTCGGCTACGTTCAATAAAGGCATCAGCGTTTCCTGATAACATAGTTAATGCTGTTTCTGAGCTGGCCGGTCTGAACCAAAGGCTTTGCAGTCACCGTTGATGGCTCATTACCCTGTGCCCGGCTTTCGAGTTCAGCCTTTGCACCCTTCGCCGCTTTTCCAGAACGAATTCTGGCTTTTAAAGTAGATTCGGCAAGTGGTGGTGGTATTCCTTGGTTAATTATAGCTCGGATGCTTCGCTGGGCAACAAGTCCGGCTTCGTGGAGCGCGATATCCAAGGCATCCCGGTTACCGTCTAAAGCTCTCAGAGCCCCACGGAGAAAAGCTTTCGCCACGGAAGCCTTGGCCGCCTGAATGCCCGGTCTCATGAATGGTCGGGCGGGGATATTGGCCGCTGGAGACCCATTGTCATGAATATAGGCCAGAGTAGCGTTGTTCATTTCTTGAGCGCGGGCTTCTTTGCGGTCGGCTGTTTCTTGCGGAACCCCAACTAAAACATCAGCCGATGTCAGCTCCTTAAGCTGTTTCATCAGCTGAGGTAAGTTATCCGTCACCTTCTCGAGTGACGTAGCCATATTAGTTACCGAAAGTCGTAAATCCGGGCATGGTATCGGGGCCGGGCCAAGCAGGTCCGTTGAGGGGAGGTGTGTACCCTGCACCGAGCTGAATAGGGCCGGTCCCGAAAATGTTAACCATCCAAATGAAACGAGTCCCGTAATTGGTCAAGTTCCAATGGCCAGCTCCCGGTTCCGTTCCAGCACCGGTGTCATAGCTGATAGATACTTTGTCCACAGACTTACTGGAGACGGGTCCGCCGACTCCCATGCCGGGAATACCACCGGAACTAGACTCCAGAAGACTTCGGGCTTCGAGTGCGATGAAGTGAGCGGTGAACAGGCAAGCGCCAATATCAATCTCATTCATCCAGCGGCCGGGATTAAGCATCCGATAAGCAAAACTAAGCCAGAACTGAATCCCGTCATTCGGATACGTTAGGGTATTCGAAAACTCGGGAAAAGCGACTCTGAACTGTTGTACTGTAAAAGCCATCGGATGCTCCTGATTAGGACATACGTCTCGTGTGTTCTTCGGACAAACGTGAGTGCTCTTGGGCCTTCTTCGCCGCTTCAGCCCCCTCTACATTTTTCCACACATGGGCTGCGGTGTAATGGGCTTTCGCTGCCTCGTTGTGAAGGCGCGCCAATCCAAACCGGTTAGCCTGTGCAGATGCCGAAGCCGCTTTACGAGACAGATTCTCGGCTACCTTCGGGTCTGAACCGGCATCGGTCGTTCCTGAAACAGCATCACCGGCGTTGGCCATAGCCTGTTCGAAACTTTCGAACGCTGGGGAGAGACTCTTCAGAGCGGCTTTGAGCTTCTCGTCGGTAAGCTTACCCTCAAGGCTTTCTGCGGCGTGCTCCAGTTCTTCGAACTGAATCTGGAGGTGGGCCAAAAGAGTTCGGAAGGTAGACACTTCTGAATCAGCGTCCTTGCTTTTGTGGTCCGGGAAAGGATCTACAAAAGTCTTGATTGCAGAACGGCCAATACGTTGAGTGTTCCCGTCCGGGAATTCTACGTTGTATAAACCGGACCCCGCAAAAGTCTTGACCTTAATCCTTGTCCCAGCCGGATATGAACCACCCCCGACTTTAGGAACGGTGCGGATAAGCATTGCCACAGCGTCAGCATCTTTCACGCCAAGGCTTTTCAATTCCCCGCGAAGCTGTTTCAGCTTTTCAGCCGTCTTTGCTTTTTCCTGAAGTGGAGCGCTACCGGTGTAAGCGTTCATCCGGCTTTCGAGGCGTTTGATTTCTGCTTTGACTTGAGCGATGCGGTTCTCGGATGAAGTAGCATCCCGTGCTTTACGCGGACGAAGATGAATGTGGACATGCTTAGTCATACGAACTCCTACTTCAACCAGTTATTTGCGGCACGCAAAGCTTTTATGGCTTCGACCATGTCCCCTTGCAACATCTTCGGTAGTTTACTGGTAGATCCAGAAATAGATGCGATCAGGCGTTTAGCTTCATCAATCTGCGCGGGGGTAGCCAGTTCCCCGGCATCCTTGGCTTTGGTTTTTCCAAGGTGGATGTGGATGTGTTCCGCCATGATTAAACCTTTTTAGAAAGAACTTGCATCATACGCGTGTAAATGCCCGGGCCGCGGAAATCTCCGCCAATCTTGTAAGCTTCCTGCTTCACCTTGCGAGCAAAAGCTTCGCATTCAGATTTGAGCTGAGCTTCTCGAGTCTTTTCATCTGGGCTGTAGGTACCATCGGGATTCGCATCCTTTCCCCGGCCTTTTAGATAAAAGTGGATATGCTTGGCCATTATTCGTCCCCGTAACAATGAGAGTTAGCCTCAAGCTCAGCCTGACTTACCTGAGACGGTAGGGTATCCAGTTTCCCCATTTCATACTCAGGGATAGCATCGTTTGCTCGCTGGGTAGCGTAACCAATAGCCGCCGCCTGCTTCGGGTCCTTCCCGTGCTCAATTTCGGTGGCGATGTTCTTTTGCAGGGCTTCTTCCGAAGCAGACTGAATTAGCGGCATTAAAAACTCCCGAGCTGTTCTGAAGCGTTTTTAAGAGCATCCCGGGCCTTGGTCAAGGCGGCGGTCTGTTCCTTGGTTAAATCACCGAGCTTTTCCAGCAAAGCGCCAAGCTCCAGCTGAGCGGAACTAGCCTTCGCCTTGATAGAGTCGAGAGCCTGCTTAGCCGGGAAACCGGTTACAGAAGTCGTATCCGGAACACCGACAATCACGGTACCGCAAGCCTTGCTGTACCAGCTCTCGGCGTGAGCTCTTGGCATAACTACATTGCCCGGCATATAAGTAACCCGACGATGATGGTCAAGACTAATAGTATAACGCTGAGTGACTTTCGCCACCACTAAATCTTCGGCCGGACTTTCGGTGGTATCTTCAGAAACGGTATCGTCAGCTTCGGTCTCTGGTACAACCGGTTCTTCTACGGCCGGAGCAGGGGATTCTTCCACGCTCGGTTCTGAGGTGGCTTCTACGACAGGCGCTTTTTCTGGAGCCTGCCACGGGGCGTCTTTCTTAGCCATGTGTTTCCTCTATTTTGAATTGGGGAACCCCGAACCTAAGTCCGGGGTTCGAAAAGCTACCGTCGAAGTAGCTTAGAGTCCGTCGAAATATCCGAGTAACTCTGGATATACGATTTCCACAGCGCCGAGCTTACAGAAGTAAGTGGTCTTGTGGAAAATGGAGTCATACTGTACCGGGGTGCGGTTCAGCAGGGTCATCGGGAAGCGAACGCGATCCCGTTCCTGCTTGTAAACCACAGCTCGGTCAACAGTACCGGCTACGCCCAACGTACCGCCTGCACCTGCACCAACGAGCCACTTGACCGGCTTGATGTCCAGTTCCTTACCTTCAGAACGGGTAAAGAGGTTGTTCTCAAGGATGTACTTGAGGATGGACACGTTACCAGCGTTCGAGACTTTCTGGGTAGCGATGTAACCGTACTGAGCCGGCGGAAGCAGGATCTTGTCGGAGATGACTGACCAACCTGAAGCCGTCCAAGTGCTAACAAGCATCTCGTTAACGTCTGCAAGGATTTCGTCCGGGGTCTTCTTGGTCCACTCGGAGAAACCGCTGATGCCATCGGGCAGGCTGGTCTGCGTACCGTACTGGGTGACCAGCGGGTTATTGACCAGACCATACAGGCCGAGGCTGGAGTCGCCAACGTAAACCTGTTCGTCGATGTCCATCTGATGCTTGAGCTGGAGAGCTTCAAACTTCTGCTGGTCGATCGGACGGCCAAGCTTTGCAGCTGATTCCAGTTCGAAGAGGGTGTAAGCCAGCTCATTACCCCAAGGGGTGAGCGGATTTGCAATCTTTGCGATGTCGATAGAAGTGCCGGGAACCTGATTTGATTTACGGCCGATCCATGACTTACCGTTACCCACAGCCTGACCGTCACCGAGGCCACCGGCTGAAGCAAAGCTTGAAACGGTGAAGCTGGAAACGTCGTCAGCGATGGTCACATCGTCACGGAGGTCGATATCGCGGCCCCAAGTGACAGCCGCAAGCGGCTTGTGAAGGGTAAGGTCCAAACGCTCCAATTCGCCGACGAGGAATGCACCCGTTGAGTCAACAGTGCGACCATCGTGGGTCTGGAAATTGGTGCCAAGCAGTCGGCCCCGTTCGGTGCCGGCCTGATCGATAACCTGCTTGCCAGCGGCATCGAAGGTCATCATATCACGAGTCTTCATTCTTTTCATCTGTTGATTACCTCTTAGATGTTGAACGCAATTTCAGCGTAGCCGTTGGCGTCAGCGCTGCTGTTCCAGTAAGCGTTGAGCACTTCGATTGTGTTGCCAGCACTAGCCTGTGCTTCAAAGCCACCCTGTACATGAGAACCCGTTGAGGCTTCATACCATACGTAAACTGGGTTGCCTTTCAGCGGGGTCTGGCCTGTGGGAACAGCGACGATCATGAAACCACGGCACATGACATCCACTTCGCCAGAGACCGGAAGACCAGAAGCACCGATGCCAACAGCACCGAAATTCTGATTGGTCTGAGCCTGCTGGAACGGATACGGGCGAACCGTAATACCGTAGAGTGCGGTGTCAGCCGTATCCGTATCGATAATTTTACGGATAGCGTGTGACGTTGCATCGATGACCACAGCCTGACCGAAAGCGGTCGGAGGATTCGTGGTATCCATCAGTGAAGGAAGAATGTCTACCGGATGGGTACGGTTGACATCACCGGGATAGCCAGCACCCATACGGTACTTGAAGGCTACGTCCTTGAACTTTGCTCTTTTCATGTGTTTCACCTTATTTCTTGGAAGAGTAAGACTGCTTGTTAAGCTCATTCAGCTCCGCAAGAGTCATAACAGGCTTCTTTGCCCGATGACCCATGTCAGGAATTGAATCCCGAACCTGCCCGTTTGAGTTACGGCTACGCTTGACAGCGGCCGCAGAACGGAACAGGACTCGAGCTGCATCACAAGTCATACGACTGGTATCGAGGACCTTACCATTGATCAGGTCTTCAATAATCGGACGAGTTGCGGCGGTGCCGTAAGCCATATCCAGAGCCTGCTTGCGCAGTTTGCAGATACGCTTTGCGGTAACCACGGGAGCTGCAGCCGAATCAAAAGTAGGAATGCGAATGCCCGGAGAAAGAATCTCAGCCAGTGCAATCGTATCCTTAAAGCTATCCTTCAGGTAGCGTGAATCGCGAGCCTTGGTGACTTCTTCCTCTGAAACACCTTCAGGGGCTTCATCCTTGAGGAATTCTTCAAGCTTCTCGCCTTCTTCACCTTCCTCGTCGAGAGTCTCCGCTGCAGGCGGGGTATCCCCAGCAAGCTTAGCTTCAAGAGCTTCAAGACGCGAACGGAATTCATCATGGTCAGAATCATTGCGCGCAATAAACTCATTGATGTCGTCATCGGTGAAAGCCGTGCGGCCCCCGAAATCGTCATCATCCTGTGAGCCAGCGTGGATGTGGATATGAGAGCCGCCAAGCTCTTCGTCCAGCATACCAACTCGTTCTTCTTCGGTCAGGGCTTCATCCTGAGCCATCTCTTCAGCGATTTCGCTGATTTCTTCGGCATCCTTTGCCTTATGAGCCCGGAACAGATAGTCATAGAATCTGCCCAGACCCTTCGTCTTCTTACTTTTCGCCATTGGTGTAGCCTCTAAGTTAGGTTTCTGGTCTTTGATTGCACATCTTGAACCACAGCGCCCTTGTTCCACAAGAGCAATATGGTTGATGATGATATTAGACTGTTTTCCCATGCCATCGCCGGTGATTTCGTAATCTGCATCGTATCCGAGGCTGATTTCTCTTTTACCGCTCTGAACAGCTTCAATGCCTTCCGTTGTGGTAATCATCAGATCCATCAACAAAAGATCGTCCATAGCTCCTTCACCGCGCCGGACATTAAGGGCTACACCGTGGGCTTCACCTTTCCAATTCGCGGGAGTGACGTCTTCTTCGGGATGGTCATTTGTGACAGGCTTACCTATCGCGCTAGCGATAGTCGCCGAAGAGAAAACATCTTCCTCATTACGGAAGATTTTGACAACACCGTCTGGACCCGGCTCGATAGGTGTTTCATCAGGACCATAAATCATCATACCTGTTCTGGCCACAGGAACGTCCCGGCACAGCAAAAAGCCTTCGGGGGTGAGTTCCTGATTCGGACCAATTTTTTCGACAGTATAGACGCTAGCCCTGATCATACTTATCGTTCCAGAATTCACTTGAAAACAAAATAAACAATCAACACGGTAAATTTAAAGCTAAGAGCAACTGTCAGTCACTAGATTTTTTAAGAAATCTTTGCAAGCTCAAAATGCATTCCGTCAGGACGTCTCCAATTACCGCCCCATTCAAATCCTGCGTCCGTAAAACACTTGACAAATTTAGCAGACAAAACAGGTGGTCTGTCGAATCCATTCCAAGCAGCATTTACGTCGACAGCAAGACCCCATGAATGCAGACTGGGTGTCGCTCCGGCTTTCTTTTTGCGGATATTGAAGCATCCATCCCACGTTTTCAGTTCGTGGACACATCCGGTCGAAATGAGATTTTTGAAAGCCATCTCCAACGGCCCGTTCATAAGCCTGTTGCAATAAATCTTTTTCGGAATTACGCCAATCTCTAAATTTTCAGGGACATCCCACAGACCCATGAACTTGGCTTCGTTAGCCTTAGGGTCACCCCATTTCGCCTGACACTCTTTCCAAGTAGTCATCTGAACCACCCTTTGTCGAAAGCCATCGTAAGGATTGAAGCCAAGGCACCCACTGTAAAAGTGACCCCGGCTATAAAACCTCTTTGCTTCGATTGATTCTCGAGTATTTGATCTACTTTGCCGGCGAGATCCCCCATGTGCTCGACTTTTTCTTCAAGGCGCGCTAAACGACACGAAAGATCCGGCATCGTATCACCTCTTTTTGATTCCGGCATCTTTATTAGACGCCGTTTGAATAGCCTGTCCAAGAGCAACACCGATTACTGCAACGGCGTTAGCCACCGTTTGGACATCCGTAGCGCCTACGCCAATGTAAATGCCTTGGCTTTCAAGAATAGAGACAATCAATGCGGCCAACGGGCCAAGAATTGAAATAGCGCTAGCGCGCGAACTCCAAGTGCCTGAATTAGATAATTGCTTACCATACTCAAGCGCTCGAGAAAAAGAGGTGACTGCATCAAAAATATTCATGGTGTGCTCCGGTTAAAGTTCTTCCTCGAGGATAGGTTGAGGGTAGCACCGGCAGTTTGGGAACATCCCCGCGTGGTACCGATAACCCGGATCTACCTCAGGGGGATCATCCCAAGCAATTATCCTGCCGTTAAATTTCTTATGGCTCGCCCTGACATCCCCGTCTCCGGAAGTCCGCCAGTAATAATGCGTTGCTCCAACGTGTTTTGATCGCGCCATGGTAAGACCGGAAGCGGTTCGAGCCACCTCAGTCCTTGCAATCAGCTGGGCACGACTTTTAGTAACAGAACCTGTTTCGAGGATTTTGGCGGCTATGCTCGAAGCCCTTTCCCCAGTCGTGATACCTTCGAGGGTCATCCTGTGGACCCGTTCAGCCGCTTCTGTGGGAAGGCTTTTGATGAGGACCACTTGTTCAGCCATGAAACCTCTAAGGGTTTCTCCCACCGGGGCATCCTGTAGTTCTTTACGCAGAGACCGATTGATTTGTTTGCCTAGACGGGTCCAATTGTTTTCGTCGATGGATTCAACGCGCTTGACCATTTTCTCTGCCGCGCTTTCAGCCCACGGGGTAATAGTCTCACTATACTGGCGTAACATGCTTTGAAGGCTAGCTTGCGCTCGCTCCAATTCAGCCGGGGACATCCGGATGTTAATCATACCCTTGACCATGTGGTCAATCTGGGTAGTCAGTTTACGAATGTTCCTGAGGTAGTCCCGCTCGACCCGGGAGGCTACGGCATACCGTTCTCTGGCCTGACGTTTTAGCTGTCTTTCGTTCACAGCTTGTCCGCAAGACCTTTGAGCCTATCTGCAAACCCCGGATACATTTCATATGGGAGCTCGTTCGGACTGACCCATAGATGGTCGTAATGCTCGTCACTTAGAACGGGCTCAAATGGCAATACACCCTTGACCAAGAACAGCGTAAATCCATCCTTTGTATCAAGATACTCAATGGGCGCCTTTGGATCGAGGGTGTATCCGGTCTCTTCACTGAACTCCCGGCGAGCCCCAGCCCGCAAGTCTTCACCGGCTTCGACCCACCCACCCGGACAAGACCAAGTAAATGGACCGGTCGAAGCTTCGGCTGAACGGCGAAGAAGAAGTAGTTTACCGTCTTTGTCCACATAAACGATTCCCGCCGCTTGCTGGGCACTATCCCTAGCCGGGCGGTTGAATTCTGTCATGTCTTCCGGAGCATGCCCTACCGGTTCTTCAGGCATTGGAGGTTCTTCGTTTTCAGCTTCCGTGATGAATTCGTCTGTCACATTGCTGAAAATGCCGGTGATCCGAGACTGCTGTTTCAGTTCCTTGAGCGCGGTAGCCCTGTCAATCAGGCCTGACTCTTCGGTGCTACTTATTGTGCGAGCAGTAGTTTCTGCAATTGTGGCTTTTTCGGTTTCACTTAACTGCCACAGACTGTTGAATTCGATACGGAAGCCTTCAGGGAGCTCAATACCTTCGGAGGCTGCGATAGCGCGGTAGACCTTAGTAACAGATGAGCGGAGATCCTTTTCCTGCTGTTGTTTGATAGTGTCATAGTAATTGCGCAAGTCAGTTTCCCCGGTGCTGAATCCGGATGGGGACTGTCCAAACAAACGCACCAGCGGAATCTGAAGCGAGCCAGACAATTGCTGTGCGAATTGAGTCAATGCTTCGGACAGACCACCAAAAGCGGCATGGGTATCGGCGCTGACTTCATCTTCGGCATCAAGCAATGTCATGCCTTCAATGCCTTGGAACCTACGCATCATTTCGACATACTTGGTGAGGCCGTTTAGGGCATCACCGCCAGCCGCTACCACTTGCCGCAGGTTTTTGATTTTGTAATTACGGATGTAGGACTTGTAGACTAATTGGGCGGCACCTGTGGTCGCGGAGTCGAATGCAATCATCCTATCGTAAAGGCGTTCGAGAACACTGAGCCCCCACAGGTTCTCCATAACGCGTTGCCAATAGGGAAGGCGGATACCTTCTAAACGAATGCATCGACTGTAATGAATCTTTTGATTCATTAGCGCAGGTGCCATAGCGGTGACCCTGTAGTACTTCGGGTTACCCATGTTTGGTCCCATTTCCTGTACAAGGTCATAAAGAGTGGGCTCTACCATCCAACGATCCAACGGTAGAATGCCTTTGAATTGATCTTTGCGAATGGTATTGAGGCGAAGCGGGGTCGAAAGATCCTGCCCCTCAACTAGTAATACCCCGATAGCCCCACCATACAGGCGTGCCCATTTAATTGTTTCATTCAGGGACTTCCAGATACCTAGTGTCACGGCGGCTTCTTCCATCGCGAGCACTTGGCCGGGCTCCATTTCCCCTGTCAGGGATACCCCGGCTCGGGTCATATCGTCGGCGACGACATCGACAGCCACCCCGCCAAGCCAACTGCCCCTGTGAATCCATTCCAGCAAGACACGAATGCGGGTGACGGGGTTAAACCCGTAGGTACTGGATGACATCGCATTGTCACTACCAATACCGAGATTGTGAGCAAAGTTGACAAAGCTATCCAATGTTTTGTCATTGGTTACTTCGGGAACGTCTTCCCCAGTAATAGCTTGAGAGATTTTCTTGGCCGCCGCATCTGCGACTTCTGCTCGAATACGCTGGTCTTCCTCAAGCTGCTTGTCGACTACGCTTTGGATACCGACTCGTTTGTTTCTTCGTGACATAGGACCCTCGAGAGTGTGCCGTAATTATCCGGGCCATAACCAATCGTTTTCAACTACGCCCCAAACGCTGCCAAGTCATAAGGCTGTCTTGAGCCAGTTCGTTGAAAGCATCTGCCGAGGCGTCTACCTGATCGTCGTGTGCCGTGCTTGGGAAAGCCTCGAGCTCATCGAAGTAAGCCTCGTTCCAAGCCCCTCTAACCACATCTATATTCCCGTGCTGCCATTGAGCGGCGAACGGTTCTGCGCGGGTCACCTTGTCACCGGTTACGCGGTTTGTCCGAACAGCAAAGCCTGCAAGGTCTTGAACATAACTTTCGACTTGGTCTTTACCCGCTTGTCCGGGATCTTGTGCTAGCCCGACAAGACAAGAATAACCATCGATAAGAGCGGTGTTCTTGACGAGTTCTCTAATCTTACCGGATCTTTCCCGGGCACGAATAACGTGGAGAACCACATAGCGCCCATTCTTGCGAAGCCCGATTTTGACACCAGCTGTCCAGTCTGGGTTCGGGGAAGTATCGGAGACTTCGGTTGCAGCCAAGTCCCAGTATCGGATGAAGCCCGTAATATCACTCGGCACTTCTTCGAGAATGGTGATTTCGGTGCGTTTGAAATACATCCCGGCGACTGGCCTGATTTTCCAGTTACCCCCGAGGAGGCGTTCGCGTTCGACGCGGCTTAGCGCCAACAGGTTAGCCCGGTAGCCCGGGTCATTGCGCATCAGAATCTGGTTGTCTTCAAGTCGTGCTGGAATGAAGGTAAAGGATTTCGGTTCAACCTCCTTTCCGTATTCAGCGATAAGCTGTTTGCGGCTATCCCCCCAGACAATGGTATCTTGAAGACGAATAAACCAACGGACTACTCCAGACCGTTCCGGAATTGGGTAACCAGTCTTTTCATCGATCCACCATTCGATGAAATCTGCTACCCAGCTGTCAGCATCCGGATTTGTGGTAGCCCGGACATAGGGCCGCACTCCGCAAAGAGAGCGGTTACGAGAGAGCATGTAGAAAAACTGGTTCTTCGAAAAGTGAGTCAGCTCATCGAACATGATAAGAGGGACCTGAGCTCCCTGCCAATCGAGGACAGTGTTCTCATTCTCAAGGTGGGCCATTTTAACTTTGCCACCATCTTTCCAACGCCATTCCAGCTGATGGCTTACAGCCCGAGCCCCGGAGAAAGGGAACAGCTTAAAAGCTTCGTCCCATAGACCGCCCGGGTTCCTAACCTGCGTTGAGTTCCGTCGAAAGATGACGGCTGAGAATTCTGAATTTGTCGGGGTATGCCTTAGGCATTCCATGAGAATGGCGAAGCTTTTACCGCCTCCGGCCGCTCCACCGAACAAGACGATGTCGGCAGAGCTACCTAAGAATTGTTCTTGAGGACCGGGCTGGGGGCGGAATTCATTCTTCGCTAGTCGTTTCTTCTTCGGTTTGGTCTCTTCCATTGTGGGGGATATAGAATTGAACAAATGATTCTTTCTCACCAGACGGATCTGTGAGGGCTGTTTTTGTGGGCATATCTAAGCCCAGTAAGCGAGCTCTGCGCTCGGATACTTTGACCACACGGTCAATGGCTTGGAGCAGTGGGCCTTGGTCGCGGAGCCGGACAGTCTTCGGCTCTCCGGTTTCTTCGTCAATAATAATTCTGCCTTCGGCGTCTTCGATTACGTCCCGGACAACAGCTCCAGAGTTAACCATGGGGTGAAAGGCTTCAAGCACTTCCATGGCTTTGCGGTGGAGATGATCGAGTCTTGCCAATTCGATTTTGCGATGCGTCTCGACATCATCGACGATGATGGCCTTGAGCGCCTGCTTATACATTTTACGGACGTAAGTCTCGCTAAATCCAAGATCCCGGGCAATCTGGTTAAGGTTCGGATTGTCCCGATACATTTCGAGGATTTTTCGCTGGACCAGTTTACCAGCCTCTGTGGGCCGGCAGTCTTTACGGGAGCGGGGTAGCTGCGACATATGCGTGCGATAATTTGTTTCAATGGCTGGATATTACCGCACGCCAATAGTCTTTACCAGAGCTCTTCAAACCTCTTGGCTCGAATAAGGGAAGCTCGTCTCCGGCGTTCTTTGCGGTTAAGCTGACAATCCACAATCGTCGGGTTGCCGAACCGGTCTCGGACTGGAAATTTCCTTGGCAGTGTTTTCGGCGGCTTGTTCTTCATGGGTATCCTCAGCAATCATTTGTTTCCAGCGCGTGAGCGTGGCTATGGTTTCATCGATGTCTTGTTCCAGTGATTTAACAGAACGCCCGGCCCGAAGCAGTTTTTTGATTGCGTGCTGTTGCGCTGGGTCTGTAATCTGGTAAATCCTGAAAATGCGGTAGGGATCGATTCGAATCCCTTTGTAATCGAAGCTATAGTGGTTTCTTGAAGCCATCAATGTTCTCCTATCCCGTGATGCTTTTCTGCGAAACGGACGCCAGTTAAAAACCCGGCCTTAAATTCCTCTCTCGTAAACGGACAAAGCTCTATAGCTTCCTCCTCCGTCATTGGCTTTTTTGCTGGCTCGGGTCTGGTGTATTTGCAATACTGTGAGCCTCCTTCGTCACCCCAAGGGCCTCCTTCGGTGCATTGCCCTGCCGCCAGCAAAGAATTTTCAGCAATGAGCGTTTCAATGGTTTCCGCTTCTGGCTCATTGAGGAAAGCATTGACTTCTTGACGCAGTAACACGTTCTCTTCTGGAATAAACCTAAGCGCCCATCTCAGCAGTTCGGGTGCGGTACTCATGCTTCCTCCTCACGTAGATTAAGCGCAACATAAAGCCGCTTTCTACATTCAATTTCGTTTACGTCTTCATGGAAACTGTTTCTTCCGAATGCCTCTTCAATCTTACGTCTATAGTTGCCTTGATCCAAACCATCAAGGCCAGTAATTGTTCTTCGCTCATTCCATCCCCCTGCCAATCTCAGCGGCGGTTTCAATAGGTCTAACCCTGACACACGCATGTGCTATGTTTTCTCTTTGTGTGGTCGTCATAAATTGCCTTGCCGCGTGGTCAATCACCAAACCAGAAAGGCTTCGACCAATCCAGCCATTCTCAAGCCATTGAGGGCCGACAATTTCAAGATCCGTTCTTCCAATACGCGCCGCCAGTTTGTTGGCGTATAACAATTCGCGATTGCCACAAACAAATACTGAGCCCTCTCGCGCGGATACCATCTGCCGAGTGGTTTGCCCTGAGCCTCTTGCTTCGCTCATTCTTCCTCCAACGCTTTCAGCGCGGCTCGGGCTTTATCAATTCTTGCGGTTCCTATACCCAAGTCACATAACTCCTGCAGCGCCTCAACCAACCCATCCACTAGGTCGGCACGGACATAACGGACATCGTCATCAGATTGTTTTTCAACGTCATCCCAGTCCATGTGCCGGGATAACCAAATTCTTTTCGGCGCTTTCATTTTCCCTCCAGCTTGTCAGTGTGGTAAATGATTGTACACTCAACCTGTTTAGCCTGAGCAGTCTTTTCTTGATGCCACCATTCACCCATTTGCTTAATCCCCCAGATGAAAAAGACGACGAAGGCTATCCACATAAGCATAAGGATCGCGCCGATTACAATGTCACCGAGCGTTTGCATCAGAAGTCTCCGGGAGCCACTTGAAGGCAAGTTAGGCCGAGGCCCCGCCACATGTCTACCACACGCTTTCGATCTTCAAAGACACAAAAGATTCGGTCCTTGTCAATGTAGCCTTCATTGAGCCATTTCAGTTTGAGAGCATCATCCGGGGTGTGATCCCCTTCCTTACGCATAAACAATTCGAAGTCCTGACCAATGGGAGCCCAAGCGTTTAGCCATTCCATCGTTTCGTCTAAAACAGCATCGCTACGGCCGGTCATAATGACGATGCGGTATTCCCCAGCAGCCATCTCTTGGAGAATACCTATGATGGTGTTGATTGGTTCATCGTGTACGCAGGCCTTAAAGAATGCATCCCAATCTTTGTCCGGGCCTTCGATGTAATGAAGCCGGTGTGAGATATCCGCCAGAGTCCCATCCAAGTCAAAAATGACGGTGTCTTTCATTTTAGTTTGTCCTCAAATTCTTGCAATTTCTCGATAAGCTCTTTAGACGAAAGCATTTCACTTTCAAAGACTGTCTTCCAAAGCTTGTTTAGCTGGGCTAGTACGAAATCTTCGCGGACATAAGCAGAAGGCCCAAATGGTGTGGCTACTTGAATCCGGTGGGGTACTCCGCTCATTCATCACCTCGTTGAATTTTGATTTCCGGTGGGCGGCTGGGGTATTTGATGTAGTGACCACATTCGGTAGCATTCGTGGCGCGGGGCATAGCATCCCAGTCAAAGAATGGAGTCCGGTAACCCGTATCCGCCCGGGCTATGTAACGCAGGCAAGACTCCCGGTCGACGCAGGCTTCGTTGGTGCACCGGCAACAATCCCAAGGCATGTAGACGTAGCCGCTCATGGACAAACCACCTGTCCAACATGAGGTACGTTACGCCATTCTTCTTTCCCTTCGCAGATCCATTTCTGCTGGAGATTCTTGACTAACACCTCTTTTGATTCAACTGGACCACTTTCATATTCTTCGACGATTACACGCTCGAACTGAGCAACAGTGCGTAGCTCCATAGTGGGCTCCCAGACTTCCGGTTTTGCCTCAAACATGAACAAGTTATATGAGGTCTCCGTTCCATCTGGACGAAACACCCCGTTGGAATCCCACCGGTAAACGTTGTTTTCAATAACACCATAAAGCGGCTCTCTTCCTTTCAGTTCAAACAACTTCAATTGGGTCACTTCTCTACCATCTCGGGTCACCACCGGGGCGCCGGCTAATGCGGCTTCTAAGTTAAACAGTTTCATTCTTCTTCCTCCCATTCGATGCGGATGTAAACAATTGCGTTAGGGCATTTGGCCATGCATTCAGCTCTTGTTTGATGGATTCTTTCGCTGGTGAAATCCCCGCCATATACGGCAACCCACCCCTCTTTCTTCACGCGCTTGGGTTTGATGCGGTAGTTGGTGTGATAATGAAATCCGGGAGGACGAGGACATGTCCAATCAGTCCACCCATTAACTGACTCATACTGAATCTCTTCCCCGTTCGCCCAAGCGATGATTACGTCACGGTGTATGTGGGGTTTACCCATGATTACCTCCAGGAGTAATAACGGATGTGGTCGTGAGTGAAATACTTGACAAAGCCCATACGGACCAAGACTTCAAGTTCTTTCCGGACCGTCTTGTAGACTGTCTCTTGAAAAGACTTTTTCATCACTTCGTCCACGGTGAACGATTGGTTTGGATGGGAATGCAAAAAATGAGCAATAGACTCGAACGTTTTCTTAGCCATAGTCTTCCTCGCAATAGCGAACTACGTTAACACCGCCTTCCCTGAGAATGAGGACGGCCCATCTGTGGTCTCTAAGCCAGTAATCATTGACTTCGACTTCTCGCATGTTGGGAGCAAATACTTGTCTAATCCCGGCTTGAACAATTAGTTTAGAACACTCAGAACACGGAAATCTAGCTGTTAAAATGAGATTTGAACCAAAAAGTTTGATCCCTTTCCGGGCCGCTTGTGCCACGACATTAGCCTCAGCGTGGCTGGTCAATTTAAGCTTTACGTCTCGGTCTCGATATCGAGAGACACCATCGTCAAGGCCTCGCGGGAAGCCGTTGTAGCCTCCCGCAAGAATGGTGCCGTCATCCGCTACCGCCAAGGCACCGACTTGGACGCTGGGGTCTTTGGATAGTCTGGCTATCTCTCTGGTTACCCCGACAAACTTGAGCGGGTTCACAGCCCGGAGCTCCCGAAGCCATCCCCTCGAGAGGTCACGTCCAAGTCGTCGACATAAGTCCATTTAACATACTCATGCTTAACAACCATCAGCTGCGCTATGCGCATGCCGGGATTGACTACGAAGTGCTCTTTTCCAAAGTTCATAAGAATAACACCAATGTCTCCGGTGTATTCAGGATCAATAAGCCCCGGCGCATTTAAGACAGTAATACCATACGTTGCGGCAAGCCCACTTCTGGGGATAACCAAGCCGGCGTGTCCATCCGGTAGGGCGATTTTTAAGCCGGTGAGGATGATAGCCCTCTCCATCGGTAAAATAGTATGACACCCCTTTGACACGAGGTCGAATGCGGCGTCGTGGCGGTGGGCCTTGGCCGGCTCTGGGCCGTTATATGCAATTTCCATGGTTGTCTCCTTAGTTTAGATATCCAGACTCGGTTGAATTTAAGCCCTGCTGCAATTCAGGGCATCTGTCATAATGCAGGTTGAGAAGCTTAACTCCGACACTAAATGGTGGTTCTGTTAAATGCCTTTTCTTGAGCTCGTTAAGGGTATGCGCCGGCGTCATGGTGTAGTTAGCCACATCTCGGATACCCATGTTTCGTTCCGCCAAGTTGTCAAGCAGGCGCCGCCAGTCAATTTCAATGTTCACGTATCGGGTAGGTGTCATTTTTCTTCTCCGAGTCGCATTCAGCCAAACTGGTGGCCGTTATCTCATGGCGCTTGACTTGTTCGCAGCGGCTTGGAACCTCAAGTGCTGGTCTTGTGTAAATGCCGGCATCTGCATCATGATACACTTGAAGCCCGGCCCCCACTACCAAAGACAGGATTTCAATCACCATCTTCAATTATCCTCAAAAGCTGAAATTTTAGAGTCTCCAAAACACCAACAGCGGTCACGATAGTCACCATCCCATCGAATGAGTTGAGGACCTCCCGCAATTGGTCAAGCATTTCGTTCGCGTCATCAATAGACTCGCCCAATAGTTCATCTTTTTGCCGTTCTTTCAGACGCTCTTCAAAAGTGGTCATGGTCATCCTCATCTACATCGTAAACAATGATTGCAATACAAAACTCGATGAAGCATCCGCACAAGATTAACCCCAACAGGATTGCAACAACATCAAGCCAGCTCATACCGGGGTCCTCACCGCGTCGATTAAAAGCCGCGTAATACTTTCGGCAATGTCTCGGCTACGCTTTGCTTTTTCGTCATCACCAACTAACAAATGCGCCTCTCCGTAAGCCACAAACAGTTTGCGTAGCTCGTGCAATGCATCGAACATCACCGGGGCGTGATTCATCATTTGCTTTTCTAAAGCCCCAGCCGGGATTCCCGGACGAACCATCAACTGGCGTTCCCCATCCATGCCGGTGGCCCAATGCATCTGCCACGGTTTCGTCTTGTTTAAAAAATTACTCATCGTCTTATCTCCTCCTCAAAATTAGATTATACAAATTCTACGTTCTTTAAGTCTAGCTCCCAGATGATTCGTCTCTCAAAATAGCATAGGAAATCCTCGAGCGTGATGTCCACCGGAGCGCGCACCCTTCCCCCGACTCCATTCGGTCCAATCATCAAACTACCGACCAGCATAACACGCCATTTCACTCTACTCTGCTTATACATCAAAACAGGCACTCTAGTCTCACCAGCCTGCCTCAATGTCTGACTCCACCACGCATTGATATGCAACGTCTCTTGAAACTTAATCTCAAGGGCCAACCAATCCAATCCCACGATGTCATGCCCGCCTTTCATCGTCTGCATCAAATTCCTCTCCAGCTTAGGCACCTCCAGCCCTCTCTCCTCATACACTTTGGTAACCACAGGTTGAAGCACACTAATCGCCAACCGTTCTCCCCGTTGACCCTTGTCTCGTCCGAACTTACTCATTTGTTCTCCGTTTAAAGGACTTAATCCCATCATAAATCCCCACAAGCCCCGATTCTTATAGGAATTCTATATATAGTTTAAAGTTTAATAAGTTTAATAAATATATAAATACCTATTATTATGACTCTATTTGTTCTACTTTTCTGCCTTAAAGCATTAAACCCTTAAACTTTCGCTAACCGTTTGAAATTAAAAAAGAAATTCAGTTTATTGACCATTAAGCTTTATTAAACGTGTTTTATACAAAATTGGTTCCGAGTGCATACGCAACCCCACCAAATGAGTGATTCTTAATCATGTCACTCTTAGAAAACTCGATTAACTCACCTGTTGCGACTGCCGAATCTAACGCTCTCTTGAGTGCTGCGGTGGCCCCCAGTCTATCCTGTCTGTATGAAGCAAGGCTGGCTGTGGCTTGCAACAAATAGGCATACGGGATGATTCCTTTCTTTTGGAGAATCTTGAATCTTTCACGGGCTGTCTTAGATGGGCTGTGCAAATAGTTCTTGATGGCTCGCATCAAATCGGAAGTCTGTTTATCATCCCCATACCCCACCTGACCATCGGCAAAGCGCCCGGCAAGAGTGGTGATTTCTTCCTCCACGAACCGGATTGCCCAGACTGCTGTGTGGCCATCAATGACGGGGTTGTAGGGGTTCAAACCGACCGCGATCACTGCGGCTATCTTCAGCGCTTTCAAATGACCACGATTCCACAACTGGATAACCGTTTCCTGACTGGATTCGTTGATAACCAAATCCACGTAGCGATCGAAGCTATTCAAGGCCTCGAGGGCTTCTTGGGAATAGGTGACCGGGGTGCTTAGATTGGAGGTCAAAGCGGTGACAGCGGCCGCGGTTAGGTCTGCCAGTTTCTGCACTAGCCCTTCGGTGGGCGGGTGGCCGAAACGAGGATTTTTTGCAGGCCTTTTGGCGCCGCGATACTCCACAATGGAGAACCGGGGCAGAAGACCGCTGGCGATGTGACTGGCGTCTAACCCTTCGAAAAAGCTGTCTGGAGTGGAATCCCCAATCATGGTAAAGCAGGGAGACCGGATGGTTTTAGTGTTCTTTGTCTTGTCGCTGTAGGCCATCGGGTGAAGATACTGGTCCGGCCCGGACTTACTCCACGCATCCAGTAACACCTGCCTTTTAATAAGATCCACGGGATTAGCCCTTGGATGACAAATGGCTTGCAAGGTCAATCCGAATTCACCAAATAAACTGAGCACGCATGGATTGTCTTCCAACACCTTGATGAGCCCTTGTCCAGAGCCTAGTTGACTGGGGCCGCGGAACATGATGGCAGAGGGGCATTTGTTGTAAACGTGAGCGAAGAGCTTGTCGATACTAGAGGCCATGGCTTCCTTACCCGTCCCGGACCCGGCCAGTAACACCAAATACAAATTCAAACCGGTTCCGCTGATGTTAAAAGCTCGGGCGGAGATCCCGGCGACAAGCCCCAGCGCCCCGACAATGGCGGCAGCCTTCGTGGGCCGGATGGAAGAGCTGTAGATGTATTCGGCCACTTCCCCCACTAGTCCTGCCGGAAAGGTTAAGTCTTCGTCTTTGGCTATGGGCTCTTGTTTCATCTTCTCCATAACCTCTTTCGTCTTCTGTTCGATGGCTTGAAAGTCAATCGGCGGAACGTAATAAAACTTCCGGGCCTTGGGAATGGAGTGCTTATAGATATAGTTGTGTAACGTCCGGCCAACTCGATGGTTGCGTTTACCGCGGGGCGAGTTAAGAAAGAACCGGGCTACCTGTTCATCGCATTGGCTGTGGAAGCAGAGCATAGTAATCAAAGCGAAGTCGACGGTGGATTCGTCGTTCCCGTAATCAGCCTTGTCCACAGTATTGTTCCAAAGCGCCAAGAATTTTTCGGCGTTCTCTGCCTGCGTTGCCCTTGACCAGACTTCTTCATCCTCGATGGATTGTTCTTTCGATTCATAAGCGGGAGGCGGAGCGCCAACAGCTTTGATGATGGCATCCAAATGAGCTTGCCCGTCTCGGATAGGCTTTTCGATTTCACAATCGCCGGTCAGGATATAGTAGTGTTCCTTTCCGCTGATTTGAATATGGGTAGAGACAAGGGCTTGTGGGATTTGCCCAGTCACAATGATGTGTATTCCCCGGCCAGAGCGGGAGATTTCCGTATAGCTGTCGAAAGCTAATTTCATCTCTTCGAACTGGGCTAATACTTCCGGGGAGGCAGGGCGTTCCGGTTTGTTGTCAAGGTCGATAATGACGAACGGGTCGTCTGCATCCAACATAAACCCAATATGCATAGCATGGTCGATGGCGTAATGCACCGCCTCCATGAAAGTGCATCCTGCTTTTGCCTTTGTTGGGTCGATAGGGTAGTTGGTTCCCATCCTAGGATCGTAGGGGCGTCCTTGGTCATCCGCCACAAGCCACTGGGATCTATCCCTTAGCTCTTGGGGAATCTTATGCCACTGATTCATGCAAACCTCAGAAATTGAGTTTGGTGCCGGTCAAGTGTTCGTATAGAAATTGAATACGATTGACAGAGGGGCTTTTGGTTTTGCCGGAAGCCACCGTCTTGAGC